AGTACTGACATTTATAATCCTTATTTCAGGTGGAGGTGCTCTTTACACAAAGGTTTCTTGCCTTTACGGCATCGAGTATTGTCAGACAATTTGCCCTGGCATCCGACTGCAGCCTCTTCACGCGGTTCAAACACTTGAACAACGCCCTGGCCTGGCCCGTTGTAGGCCGAGATCTGATTAGACCCCGGCCCACTAACAGGTTCAGAACCAGGGGGACCGTACCACGCATGGGCTGGGTCCCCCTGTATCATCGCAAACCACCAAACACAACCCAAACTGCAGAACCTGCAGCTTGAGTTGAAGCGGCCGCTACTTCACCAGCGTCGTCTTTAATGACCAGCAGCGGGACCGTAGGGTCCGTACTGTCCAAAGTAAACGTCAAACCGGTAGTTACGTGTGGCACATCCGCAGCCCCGTAAGGGTCTTTACCTGCGAGCACCAACATGTCAAAGATGCGTGTGAACCCGCACGTACCCACAGGAATGGGCACACCACCAGTCACATACGCAGTGTTTTCAAGGTCGATCAGGTACGAAGCGTAATGAAGTTTGCCGACGCCCTTGATAGGGCGACCGCCAATCCCAATACGGTCCATAGCCCGGCCGACAACCGTGCCAGGATTACCACTTGCATCAGTGGCTTTCAAAGTTAATGCCATGAATTATCCCCTTAACCGATGTTGTGCATATAGCCCTGACGCGCACGGTTATTTACGGTCTGCTGACCGCCCATGAGAATCTGGGCATAAATTGCGTCCTGATTGTGGGGACGCACGAATGGAGTTGTCGTGAACCAAGTGCGACGGTTAGGACGCAGCTTGAGATACTTCGAGTTCAAGAAGTACATGTCATCGTCGGCAACATTCGTATCATAAATGACCGGGATGTCTTTGTAAAGCAGGTTGCGGAAACCGGCGTTTGCAATCGACTGATCACGGAACATTTGCTGAGGAGCCAACAGCGCCTCGAACGCTTCAAACTGCTTCTGCGAAGTCAGAATGAGGTCAGGTCGGTCTACACCATTACTACAGTTATTCACCATAGTGTTCATGTCAGACAGAACCAGAGCGCCAGCGCCGACATCGTCAACCTGTGAACGCCACCAAGTGTTATCGGCCACAACAATGCCGCCGACGTTAGCGTTACCAGTGACGTGGTCACCGATCAAAGCCGTAAGACCCAACCAGTCCTTGCCACTGTTACCTGTGCCATCAGAAGTCACCAACATGGTGTTCATTTCCTGAGTGACCGTTTCGGTAGCCTGCATCATCTTGGCTTCAAGCAAGTCAATGACTGCTTCCGGCCCAGCGTTAACCATTTGACTAAAACCGTCAATAGCGACACTGACATATGCTTGCTGAGGCGTAAACACTGCCGACGAAATACCTTCTTGAGGCGTTACGGTCAGGGTGTCATAACCCGAATAAGACGAGAACGTGCCGTTTACTGCGTGGATCAAAGGCTCGACGATGGTAGCACCACCAGCAAAATCCTTAACCCGGCCAGCCTGGTTGATCCAGAACATGTACGGCTGATTCTCAAAAATGTTATTAGCGAGCATTGAAGCATGCTCGTTGAGAGTCGTTGAAGCGATCTCTCCAAAATCTGCGTTACCTACTGCCATTGTTTTCTCCTAAAAATGTTGCACAGGATCATACGGAACTAAGTATCTCATCCATGTCCATATCCGCCGCAGCATACGCTCGGCGCAGCGACTCACGAATGTCCTTAGGAGCTTCGTAAGCGGCTTTAGCCGGGGCCGGTGTAGCGGTAGGTGCACCAGGGGCAATCTGCCCCAATGCCTGGACAGCACTGTCAAGCGTGCCGTCGGGAGAAGGGGTTGAAAGTCCTTCATCGAAACGCCATGCCTTAAACGCTGTTTCCACATCGTTAATATCATTAACCAACGCGTAATTAAGTACCTTGTCCTTATCGAAAGCATCGCCGTGGGCCTGTTGCAGGCCCGAAAGTTTTGTTTCAATTTCAGATTCATGTGCTTTGGTTGCCAACTGGCTTTGCAACAAAGCCATTTGCCTTGTTGTCTCTGCCACTTGTTTCTTGACTTCCACCAACTCAGAGTCCACCTCTGGGTCGTCATCAGGGTAATCATCGCTGGCCCTGGTAGGAGATATATTAACCTGAAAACGTTCAGCAAGCCCCGTGACAATCCGATTAGGATCTGTCTGAAGCTGTTGTTTGAAACGGTCAAAAGCTTCGACCTGTTTCTGCAACTCTGCTGCTCGCGTTGTAGCTTCTGTCACCATTTGTCTTGAGGCGTAGCCGTTAACAACTTCTTGCAAAGTCATTTCGGTAGTTACACCTTTAATGGTGACAGGGACCATCTGGGTCATATCTATTTGCTTGGAAGGGTTCGAGTCTTCGGCTGCATTGACTAGTCCTGAATTCACAGGGGTCACATCCTCTAATAGTTCGAATGTCCGATTGTACGGACAATCCCTATTATGACACTAAAAGAGCATGCACCACAACTCGCGACTTAATAAGGTGGTGGTTGAGCCGCAGATTGAGGTACCCCACCAGAAGGCTGCAACACTCCGCCAGCCACAGACGGCACCCCAGCAGGGCTACCCTGGCCTTGCATCATGGCCATTAAATCAGGCGGCAAACCCCCACCAGGCCCCGCTCCAGGCTCTACCATCCCGCCCTGAGGCCCTTCCGGCTTAGGAGCGCCAATCATAAACTCGGAAGCATTAGGAATGCCAAACCCAAACCGCAACACATAAGTCAACAATGCGTCAATATCAATCTTGCCCATCTGCAAAAACGGGCCGACAGTTGCCAGCATCTCCTGAATAGATCGGCGACGCTGCGATTCATTAAACGCCGTAGAAGATCCTGCTTCCACAATAACGTCGTACTCACCTTGAATATCTTTAGCGGTGTAAGACGTAAACAGTTCAGTCGGATCCTGCGAGTTGGCTCCCTTCAAATCCACACCAGCATTACGCAGCTTTTCGGCAGACTGCGGGTTAGCACCCAAAGAAATGCGCAACATCTTTTCAGACTTCATGTACTGCATTTTAAGTTGCACAAGACGGCGGGCCACATCACGCATCAAATGCTCAAGCTTTCCCTGCTTCTCTTTCATGCGAGCAAGAGTGCCATCATTAATGATCGCTGCTTCAGTTGCAGTGCCGCCGCCGCCGGAAGCGCCACGCTGGAAATCCGAAATGCCACTCACCTCATTCATCAGATTCTGCAGCTTGGACCCCACACTGTACAACGCCGGATCTAACGCTGGTGAAGGGACTCTGGAAATAATGTCTTCCATCCTGACCCCTTGCCCCTTAATCGGGATCGAAGCAATCAAGTTGTCGTCTTCAGAACGCAACACTTCCGATAGCGAGTTAGGGCCAGCGTCAGTCAAGTAATCTTCACGAACCATCCATTTCCGCTGGAAACCTTTACGGTCGTTCACCAGAGCCGAATGCGTTTTGTTAATCTCCATCTGGAGAGTTTCAATGCGTTCAAGATCGCCAATGTGCCAGAACTTGTCAGGCACAGAATAATTACCAATATGGATAAACGGGTGGCCAAACTTGAACGGCATTGGCTGCGGCTCTACAAGAAAATCGTCAGCCATGTTGTCATCAAAGACACACATAGTCCCTTCTTGCAGATCGTAAAACTCCCACACAATCACCCATTCAATCTTTTCCCCACCAGGACGGCCTTGGCTTATGGAAGAGTTAGGCGAGTTGTAACGGGCGTTAAAGCCCTCATCTTCAGGATCTTCAGCAATAGATTTCTGCCCCGCACGCAATTGCTTGCGAATCCGAGGTGCCCAATTTTTATTGTTCTGGGCCACATCGCTACGCACCGGCACACGCTGCGCAATCCACTGCAAGTTCTTCATAGACGTAGCGGTCGAATCAACGAGCATGTCGAAGACGCTTACCCGCTCGACTACACAATCATCTTTAACAATGATTGAACCCTGCTCCCGCAACTGCTTAGCCATCGCAGAACGAGAAGGCAGATCCGAACCCATAGCAGCCCTAGAATTCAAAACCTGCGCAGCGCCTTCAACAGTTTTATCAAACTCTTTGTTGTAACCCGGCTGCTCAAACGCCGCATAATCAATGCCACCCATAGGGGCCGGAGAAGCAAGCTGGCCTACATCCGAACGCTTCCCATACGTGTCAAGCTGATACCCGACCTTGATAAAACCATTGCCAGTTATCAGCAAGTCGTCTGTGGTCCTGCGGATCTCGTCTTGAATGTCGTTGTGATACCACTCCCAATTCACAATCTCTTCGCACAAAGTCGCAGCCAAATGAGATTGCAGGTTCCGAGGCGAAGCCGTAAACTTGGGATGGTTGACCGTCAGCGCAGAGCGCAGGATGTTGACGTTTGCAAACGCAATCGGCACATCTATAGAGTCAACTGCAGGGTCAGTAGAATAATTAAGGTTCGCTTCATACATTTGTATGAACCGACGCCACTTCTCGTGATACTTCTTTTCTTCCATCTGATGTTGCGACGCAGAAATCTCCGCCCGATAATCAGCTAGTTTCTGCTGCCTCTTCACGGGCACACGGCCGGAAGGCGCAGGAATAAGTTCGTTAGCGTCCATGAGTTTGATAAATCCGTCGTTTAGTCTCGTCAGAGAGAGTTGGTTTTATTATCTTCTTTGAATCTACTTGTTTGTCTGGGTCCGTCTGAGAAGCCCTAACAATCTTCCGACCCGAAGCAGCGTTAGCCTCCACTATTTCTTTTTCGCCCATCCCAACTGCGGGATAAGACACCTTATCAAAAGTCAAAGTAGATATTTTGCAACCAAAACACACCCCGTGCTTGTGCAAATCTTCAAACACCGTATTGCAATCATTGCATACAGCATGATGCGGTGTGTATTCGTTAAGCATAAATCACAAAGTCCGGTGTAGTCGGCGGTTTTCTGTAACCAGCAGTATAGGGCGTTTTTGTTGCACCTTTCGCCCGGTCTACCAATGATTCAAAAAAAGCCATAGTTAACCCATCCGGCTCTTCTTCTTTTATCTCAGGGACATGAACCTGCTGCAACGCCATATTGGCAATACCCAAAGAAATAACAAGATCATCATGAGGCTTCCCCTCATACACCGTGTTCCCGCCCGAACGAGTCTTACGAGAGAAAGCCAACAGCTCTGTAAACGTATCCTCACAATGAAGGATAAGCTTTCCTCGACGCAACCCTGCCCCCAGCTCGTCAACCAAAACCATCTTTGAAGCCTGGTTCGTATGCCAGCCCACATTGCGTGTTACAGACTGCCGGATGTTGTCACGCACATGCATGTAAAGATTCGGGTACTTCAAATCGTACGTGAGCCTCCGCACCACCACCAGGCCATGCGTGTTCCGTTCAGGAGCGAGCAAAGCCGTGTTGTACCACAACGCCAACCTAGCCAAATAATCAGAAAAGTCTTCAGGCACAATACGTTCACGGAACACAGCCACAACCTGGCCCGTGTTCGCTTTAATCACAGTGGCTGTAGAGTAGTCGCCGTCCTCTGCACCAGTAGCCACGTCAGCGCCTACCACATACAGCATGCCGCCTTGCGGTTTCTCCCACACTTTCAAGTTCGGCTCAGGAACCCGGACAAGAGTGGCGACCCCGTCGTCCCCTTCTGCCAGTATCCCTTCAAAAGCGGGCGGCAAAATCTCTATACGAGACTTCAACATGTCAGTGTCAAATGCCGGGTTACCCGAAGCTATAAATGCTTCTTCGTCAGTAGCCGGGTATTCCTGCGACAACTGCCAAGGTTCCATGTCCTTCGTGCGCTGCAGGTACCATGCCTCGTCACGAGACGGAATGGAATTCCAAGGAAAAAACATTGCCTTAAAATTATTGGTTCCAGCCTTCGCAGAATTGTAAAACTTGTGGAACCAGTTGCCAAACCCGTTAGCCGTAGAGATGCCAATAATCTGCCCGCCAACTTCAGTCGCAGGATAGATAGCAGTCCAAGCCTCAGCAGGATCGTTAAAAAACGCCCACTCGTCAGCAATAATCAAAGAAGCCGTAATACCACGAGCAGCGTTCTCACGGGAAGCCATTGACTCGATAGAAGAACCGTTCTGAAAATTAAGCTCAAGCAGATTCTGTTTCTCAACCGCAGGCCCACGCTCTTTCATCCAGTCAGGAATGCGGGCATAACCATACTTGCTCATCTGCAATAGCTTTTTAGCAAAATTTTCGGTACGAGAAAGCATTACAATCGTTTGGTCAGGGTGAAAAAACGCTATCCAAAACGCGTAAGCAGCAGACAGAGTCGACCAGCCAATCTGGCGAGCCTTCAACGAAATCGTGTTCTCGCCGCTTTCCCACGTCTCCAAAGCTATCCGCTGAGGCTCCCGCAACTCAAACAACGGCGAAGCCCCAGGAGTCGAAATGTGCCAATACGTTTCCAAAAAATAGAACACGTTTGCTTTACAACGGCGGAACT